ACCTACCTTTACACGTCTCTTATCTTCAGCTTTACTACCAATTACTGGTGACCATGTTAAAGTTAAATTACTACATTCCATACCACTATCATAAATCGAATTAGAGCAATTTCGTAATAAACTTCCTATTTCATCATATGGGTGAGCTCCACTATAGCGAAAAAAATCTGAATTTTCTCTCGTATTATCTCTTCTAGATATTCTCCAGTTCATATAATTGGTAGTAAATTTAGATGGAAGTGTTTTATTATTTAAAAATTTACATATATCAATTTTAGATACAGAACCTGAAGGATTATTTTTTATAGCGGAAAATATAGTTATTGGTGAGATACTTTGATAACTATTCCTATCAGTTAAAGAATTAGTGTAAAATTCAGGTTTAAATAAGAATTTATCTGTGCTAGATGGAAGTGTAGTTAGAGATTTACTTAAAAAAACAAGTCTTATTCCTTCAGGCACTATAAATGTATCTTGTTCACCTTCATAGGGATTATCGCCTGTTAACCTATCATATCTTTTTTTAAGTAATTTTAGTTCTTTCTCCAACCTTTGTATATATTCCTTGTTAATTTCTGTCTCCCAAAGCACAGCCTCTTTTTTATGATCTTGAATATCATACTCTAATGCCCTAATATCTTTTTCTATAAATTTTTTAGTTTCACCATGTGAATAACCACCATGGGCCCTTATAGTATAATATGCGACAGGTTTATCTTTATATTCGTGTGGATTAGTCCGTTTTAGTTTTTTAAACAAGAAGAGGACATCTGGTATGTTATAAGAATAATCCAATATATAGCCTTCTTTGCGGAATAATGTATTAGGTGCGGGTCTAAAAATATTACTGGCAGGATTTTTATCGGCTTCTATTCGCAGTTGATTAATATTAATTTTTTTAGGCTTACTCAGACTATTTCCTTTTCTTGACATATCACTATATCTAATTGTATGATTGGTTAACATATTACCATTTTTCCAGTTTCCCCTATACTCTCTTTTATTCACAGAATCGTAAAATATTCCTGTTCCATTAAAAAAACCATTCTTAAATACACCTGAATATGTATCACCATTTATATATGTTATAGTCCCTTTTCCATTAAACTTCTTACTTGCAAAATTACCATCGTAAATATAGTAATTAAATACATTTAAGTTACCCTTTTTATAAAAGTTATTCATGTCATCATGTAAAGTGCCTTTAAATACATCATTTGTGTTATTGTAAAATCGTTCTCCTGAAATGTGTCTATTATTACTAAATATCCCTTTATATTTGGTATTCTCTGGAAATGTTAATACCCCGCGACCATGTGCTATAGCTAATTCTGTGGTAGGATTTGCTTCGTTAGATTTTACTTCACCTGTATATACAGTTCCATCTGCCCAAGTTATTTCACCTTTACCAGATGGTCTATCATTTACCCAATCCCCTGAATATCTAGAATTATTTTCGTAAACAATTGAACCTTTACCAGATCTTACGTCATTTCTAAAATCGCCTTTATAATAAAAGGAAGATCTTTTTGTAAAAATACCTTCACCGTGTTTTATATAATTGATTGCTCCATCATGTTTATCAGAAACTATAACTCGTCTATTATTAACTAAATCGTCATCATAAGAAATGACATCACCTTTATATACTTTGGAAAAAGGATATATAACAATTTTTTTTTGATTAGACATTGTATTATAATAATATAATTTAATACAATTATAATAAAATAGCTTTTTTTTATAGGTAACAATTTTATTTATAATACTGTACCTATAAAAGATTTACATTTATTAGTATCTTTAGAAGAAATAAATAATATTGTTTATTTTAATTTTTATAATTACATTTTAAATATAGAATTATATTAATGGATACTAAATTTTGGGGACCTGATGGTTGGAAATTACTACACTCAATATGTGAAAGATTTCCTACAAAGCCAACCAATAAAGATAAAGAAATTTATTCGGGATTTTTTAATACAATTAGTTTTGTATTACCCTGCGTTTATTGTCGCAACTCATTTGAAGAATACATAAAAGAGCTTCCTGTAGAAAATAATACAGGTAGTAGAAAGGATTTGTTTAACTGGTTATATCTTATACATAACAAGGTAAATGAAAAACTACGAAAACAAAATCTTAATAATAAGAAAAATCCTACATTATCTACTATTGAAAAAAGATATAAAATATATGTCAGAGATGTAAATAGCAATAAAAAAGTAGCTCCTGGATTTAATTTTCTATACTCAATTGCTTTTAATTATATCTATACTCGTAATAGTATGACTAATATGAGAGTAAAAAAATATAAAGTTTTTTTTACTTTACTTGGACTAATAATGCCGTTTAGAAAATTAAAAGATATTTATATTTCTCACATTAACATGAACCCTATTATTATTACAAAAAAATGTAATCATTCTCTAAAACATTGGTTATATCAACTTGAACTTTCTTATAAAACATCATTGGATAACTCATGTTTATGTTTCAAAAAAACGTGTCTTAATATAGAAAAATATAAAGTCGGCTGTAAAAACAATACCTGTCGTAAAACTAAATAATACTGCTTAATATAGCTTGGTCATATACCATTCCATAAATTTGATTATTTCTCCAAATTAAAGATTTTTCTATCAATTCATTAAAATTATCTGATGTATCTGATTTATTAACAATATACCAAGCACGTTGTAAAAATACATCGGTTGATTCCGAAGTATCCTTTTTAATTGTGAAAATAGTTCCGTTATATTCTATATCAAATTCTTTCATTTTTTAAATAATAAAAAAATTATTATTTATCAAATTTATTTAATTACTTAATTTACTGGGATCTCTTTTGCTATTAAGTGGTCTTATTCTATTCCATGGATGAACTCTGCCATGAATATTATTACATGAATCAAATGTTCCTATAACAAGATTACCATATCCGCGTGAATTAGACCAAGAATGGTTATTTTGTAATTCAAATTGAACATTATTATCTTGAATAACGCGCTTAGATGTTCAGTAGGGTTGATGAAATGTAGTAGTAGTTGTGTCTCGTGAATGTTGCATTTCATCTGGTATAGTTCTGTCATTTTCTTTGACAATTGGTTTGCTACTAGTAGGCGTTAAATTAGTGAAAGCTTCTCTTAAAGAACTCATTATACTATAAACAAATAAAATTATTTAATCGAAAACAATTATCTTAGAAATAACCAGCCAATAAGTAGTAATACCCAAAACAATTGAGGTCATTAATTTAATATAATTAGAACCTAACAATACATTTTGAGCGGGATTAGAAATATACATTATTAAATTAAGCACAACTAAAATAGTGATAAACTTAACAAGGTCATTGTAAAGTTGTTTGTATTCATCATTGATATTATATTCTAATTTAAAGTCGTTCATTTATATATTTACAGAAAAAAAAGTTCGTAAAATTCGTTAAGTGTTTTATTCACTAAGTTTAAAATATATATAAATAATCTACTTAAATTTAATGGATAAGAAAATGTTACTTATTATCTTTAGTATTGTATCTATTTTGATTATAGGAGGATACATATACGTAGGGTATAATAAATTAAATAAACGGTTAGATTTACTTGAAAAAGAAATTAGTTCTGTAAGATCAGATAATATTTGTAAATTACCTAATAAACAGACTCTATCGGGGAATAATAATATAGAATCAACTAAAGAATTGGAAGATTTAGCAGAATCTTTATCAAATGAAGAGTTTGATTTAGAAGAACAATGTAGAGAACAGTTTATTAATTCTAATCAACAAATTAATAATGAAATAAATTCTAATAGCACATCAGAATCTCAAAGTATTGAAACTACACGTAATGAGGTAGAGCAACTGGAAGATCAACTTAGAAATGTTGAAAATTTACTTGATAATGGAGATAATACAAGTGAAGGCGTGTTAAATTATGAACTTTTAGACCAAAAAACTACAGGAAGAATAGATAGTATTTTGGATGATAGCGACAAATATAATTCCCTTGTTACTCAAAATAAAAATAACTCCTCGGAATTTGATGATTTAGAAAATGTTCCTAATGAAGATAATTCTGAATTAAATGAATTAATTAAACGTGAATCGGGGAACAGTCCTAATTTAGAACTTAATTCAAATAATATAGCAGAAAATATAAGCGAAGACAATATGAGAAGTCTTGAGCAAATTGAAACAAGTAATAAAAGTATTGAAGAAGCTAAACAAATTATAGAAAAAGATAGTCAAGAAAGTTTTCATGAGTTAAATGATGATATATCTGATAAACAACAAATTCAAGAATCTCTTATTAGAAATACATATAACTTAAAAAAAGTTAAAGAATTAAAAGCAATTTGCCAAGAACATGGACTTTCTCAAACTGGGAATAAAAATGCTTTAATCGACAGAATAATTGACGAGGGAGTAATTAATCAATTAGAAAATTCTTCTAATTCAGTTGAATTAACGGAAAATTTAACTCAATAACAAAATTTATAAAAAAATATATTATTATAATATATAATTATGAGTTGCGCTAATAGAACAACAGATAATAAACACTTCCATTGTCCTCCTAGAATGGACGACGGTAGACATTTTACTGACTTCCGTTCAAATTGTCACTTTAACAACCTTGTTAGAGCCAATAATGCTGTTATGAGCTCGCATGACTACAGAATGTTTTTAACTAATAACGCTCGTGGTCTTATGGAGCTTAATAGAAGTTACGCGTGTCAAAAAAATGGCTGTGGACCTCGTCCTGGAAAAGATCAACCTTCAACAATGTTACCAGAACAAACAATGCAGATTTGTAATAATAAATCATGTAATGTAGAATTTGTAAATAAAAATGGACTTGGCCAGGGTCGCAAATATCACCAAGAACCTATTGATTGCCCAGCATCTAAAGGAATTCCAGTAAATCAACCTTACAACTGCTCTGCTGATAATGGTAAACCATTTAATTACTATAATCAAGTAGATTCTGATGTTCAAGGAAATTTATCTTCCCAAGGTAATGCCAAAGCTGTAAGACAACAAGGAAATGTCCCAGCCGCATTCAATTTATAAATTAATAAATTTACTATTAATAAAAAAATAGCTTATTATTATATAATAAGATGTCTAATCAAATAAACAATAATATGCCTTTACCAACCTGTGAGGGAGTTATTCTTGATAGTGGCGATGGAGAATTCGTAGTTAAGGGAACTGTAAAATCTTCATCTCCTAACCCTACCGTGTTATTCTGGGCAGCTAATCCTCCTACATATGGTCAATCATACACAGGTTCGGGCCAACCTTTCCCTAATCCTGATATAGCATACGATAATACTCCCAACAGAGGAGCTGTTAAAGCATTAGGTAATCAATTTGAATTTAAAATTCGTTTTCCTAATGCTTACTACGTTGGACTTGGCTCCGAATATGTAGAACCATGTGTTCATATTAAGGTATGTAATGGAAAAAAAGATGGAAATATTCATACGATTAAACTTGGTCAAGGAATACCTTATAGATCTACTACTAATACTCAATATCCTAATGTTTCTAATTTAAGAACTTCTCCATTATTTTATGCTGGAAGAACAAGACTTCCTATAAGAACACAAGAACAAATATTAAGAGCTTCGGGATTTCCTGAAGTTAATAAAATGTCACCTAATTACTGGGGATCAAGACCCCCTCATGAATAAATTTGATTTAAATTAATTATTCAAATCAGAATTATTTGAAAAATGCGATATATTTACGATATGTGTCATGGATATATTCCTTACAATGATACGGAGACTCTATTTTTGGATAATCATTGGGTAAAAAGGTTAAAAAGAGTTAAGCAACTTGGGTTACTCGAGCATGTTTTCCCATCGGCCTCGCACTCCAGATTTGAACATAGTTTAGGTGTATCATATATAGCTGAAAACTACGTAGATGTTTTACTTAGAAATTCAGGGAAACCTGATTATTACAAAAGTGAATATAAATTTTGTGTTAAGATGGCTGGGTTATTTCATGATCTTGGACATGGTCCTTTTTCACATGTATTTGATAATGTTGTTATTAAAGATGATAGTAATTGTCATGAAATTAGGTCACGTAGAATTGTTGAAGAGATTTTTAAAGAAGTAGGAACCTCGAAAGAATTAAGTAGTGCATATGTTATTGATTATATTAAAGAAATGATTGAGCCTATTTCATACGCCTACACAGATAATCCGTTTTTTGATATAGTAAATAATTCTAAAAATAGCATTGATGTAGATAAATTTGACTATTTACAACGCGACCCCAGACATATCGGCCTAGATTGTTCATTTGACCCGGCAAGAATCATTAATAAATCCTTTCTTGAAGGCAGTGATATAGTTTACAGTAAAAGTGTTTCTAATAATATTTCTAGCATGTTTCAAACGAGATATAGATTTCATAAAGAGATATATAATCATAAAACTGTTAAATTAATTGAATTAATGCTTGGAGATGCCTTATTGTCAGCTGATAGCTATTATAATTTCCAAGAAGTTTCTAAAACTATAGAATTTGAAAAACTAGATGACAGTATTTACTCTCAAATTTTGAATTCTGATAATAAAGAGCTCGCTGTTTCTAAGAAAATACTAATGCGAATAGAGAATAGAGATTTATATAAACAACTTTGGATTGGTAAATTTTCAGAAGACGGTGAAATTAAAGATTATATAGCAGACACATATAGAAATATCAAAGAAGATGATATTAAATATATTAAAATGAAGCACAATCATTGTAATGGAATTGAATCCCCTCTTAAAAATGTAAAGTTTAAAACAAATGAATCACACAATGAATTGTATGATATTAATACAACTTATGAAGAAAATATGGTAATGATTTATAACATATCTAATACTACTTAAAAATTTAATATTAATTAAGTAATATGGTCAGAATTCTTTCTTTTGATGTTGGTATAAAAAATCTTGCGTATTGTCTTGTTTCTTTGGAAAATAAGGAGAACATGTATGATCATAAAATTGAAGAATGGGGTGTAATTGATGTAATGGAAAAATTCATGGAAAAAAGTATTAAATGTTCGGTTAATAAAAAAGGTACATTATGCACTGGGGATGCTATTCTTTCAGTTAAAATAAGTGATAAACATATAGGTTTCTGTAAAAAGAAAACATGTCAAGCGATAGCAAACTCTACTTATAGTAAAAAAGATTTAAAAAAGGTAAAACCTATAAATACTAAATCTGTAAGCACACTTGATCTTACAAGCGAAATGATTAATAAGTTAAAACAAAAGAGTGAATTACTCAATGCTGATATAGTAGTTATAGAAAATCAGCCTGTTTTAAAAAATCCAACTATGAAGTCGATTCAAATGGTTTTATATAGTTTCTTTTTAATTTATGGGTATGTCGACGAGGATTCATCTATTAATAATATAGCATTATTTAATGCCGGAAGAAAACTTGATATATATGATGGACCTAAACTTGAAAACGTAAAAGACGCAACTACATATGCTGGTAGGAAACAACTAAGTATTTTATATACTCAATATTTTCTAAGAGAAAACGACGAAAAATTGGAGTTTTTTAATAAACATAAGAAAAAAGATGATTTAGCAGACTGTTATTTACAATGTTTAACTTATTATAAAAAAAAGTTAAATGCGTAATTATATAAGAATAGTTTTCTAAAAAATATTAAATGAGTGACGTTGTTGTAAAAAAAAATACATCTGGAAATACTTTTTTAGTTAATAATGAAATAGAAGAGGTCTTAAGTGCTGGTAGTGCTGATAATTTAAAAATTCAAAAAATAACTGATAATAGTCTACAAGCAATAAATAATAAAATTCAAGATAAAGTGGAATTATCGTCTCAAAAAGATATAGGAATTGGTCTTGAATTATTAGCTAATAGAGACAAAACAGTAAGAAAAGACGGTTCTGAAAGAGATTATGATGAACCTCTTCAAGCATTAGATCTTAATGAATCTGAAACCCATCATGATAATAATAATGTAATTAATCTTAACAAAAATGAAGAGGAAGATAATATTACTTTCAACGACCCAACTGCTGATTTAGTGAATCAATTAAATATAGATGATAGAACTTCCAGATTAAGTCAAGATGCTATTGATGCTATTATTGACCAGAATGACCAAGCTGTAAAACCAAATCTAGTAGATATAAATGAGATAGAGACGAATAACGAACCACTTATAAGTAGAGGAGCTTTTGCTCCAGATGATGATAATAATGATAATTATGATGACCATAGGAATCATCAACAAGAAGACGAAGAAAATAATAATGGCGCCGCAATGTATGGAAATAATCCACATGATAATTACGAAAGAGAAAGTAATTATGGAAGAAGAAGCATGAATATAAATGATTACTATAGAAGGGAAGCTCCAAGAAAAACGGCCATGGAACTTTCCCAAGAAAAAAAAGAAAAAGAAGAAGCATTATGGCAACTTGAAAAATATAGAAGATTAGGAGTCCAAGGAGTTAAAAAATTTAATATGTCAAGTGAACTTTCAGAGATGCAGGCTGAATACACAAAAATTAAAAAACAGAGAGAACTTGAAAATTCAGTTAAGTTTCAGAGAAAATGTTTGGTAGCATTTGCTACAGGAACAGAATTACTAAATAGTAAATTAGATATGCTCGATTTTAAACTGGATGGTTGGTCAGAGCAAATAAACGAAGGTATTGATGAATACAATGAAGTATTTGAAGAATTACATGAAAAATACAAAGAGAAAGCTAAAATAGCACCTGAATTAAAGCTACTTTTCATGATGGGTGGGTCTGCTTTTATGTATCATATAACAAATTCTATGTTTAAAAATTCAGTTCCTGGAATGGAAGATATAATGAGACAAAATCCTGATTTAATGAAACAATTTGCCAGTGCGGCCATTAATCAAATGGACGGTGAGAAAAAAGCAGCAGCAAACTTCTTTGGAAATTTTGCCCCTGGACAACAACCTCAATATGAAACACCCCCTATGTCTGGAGCAAGACCGATGCCCGATGCTCCTACTCAACGACAACCTATGAATATGCCTAGAGCTCCACCCCCTCAGCCTTTTACAAGAAATATTCCACAACAATCAAGACCGGCGCCTACATACACTTCCAGAGATAGAAACCAAGGGTCAGTCGCAGATGTAGTTTCGAATTCTTCAGCATTTAATAATGGAACAAGAAAGATATCAGCTCCTACCGGAGTAGATGATATTCTAAATGAATTAAAATCTAACACAGATGATTTAGTATCAAATGATAATATCTCAGAAGTTATTTCAAGAACTTCTAAAAGAAGCGGTTCTACAAAAAATATAAATATTACCAATAGACGGCGACCAGCAAGGTCTATTAATCTTAATTTAAGTTCTTAAGTATATAAATCAATTAAATTTAATAATTTAATTAGTTTATTAAAGTCTGCCCGTTTTCTTTAATATATTATAAGCATTCTCTATCTCTTCGGCTGTTATTTTACCATCATTATTTGTATCAAGAGTTATTACAGATTTAGGTAATACACAATAATTACTTTTTTCATTAAACAAATTAAGAACAATAATTACAAAAGCTGCTGTTATAATTAATGAAGCTATTATATCTCTTGTAGCAACAAATGAAACTGTAAATATAAGTATTCTTCTTAATATTTTAGATGATAAAAATTGCCTATGACTTTCGGCAAGATCCATTTCTATATATTTTGCTCCCATGTTTAATAAAATCATAGTTACAGCATAAAAATATTTATTATTATTTATTGATAAAGTGACATCATTAAATATCATTTCTTACTATATTATAATTTTTTAATTATAATATATTATATTTCTTTAATCTTCGGTATTAATAAAATGTTCTAATTTATGGATAGCCATATGAAGGTCCTTAAATGTGTCATTAATAGAATTCTTTGGTATTAATCCCCCTTTGAATGATTCTTTTATTTTCTGAAGTCTTTTTTTGTTGGCTTTTAATTTTTTATTATTTTTTTTATGATTTGTTTTTTTATCAGGTTTAGCACTAATGTCGTCCTTTTTATCCTCATCATCACTTTCTTCTTCGTCATCATCCTCCTCATCTGCTTCACTATCATCCGAAAAATCATCAATTTCTTCATCATCGTCATCGTCATCGTCATCATCATTATCATCGTCGTCATCTTTTTCTTCTTCATCATCAGTATCATCCCCAGGACTACTTCCACTAAATTTTTCACGGTCTTCTATATCAAGGTGGCAATCTTTACCTGAACAAGAGTGATCATGTGCTTCAGTATTAGTAATTAACGTTATAATAAATGCGATTGCTATTAAACTGGCTGTAATATAATTTGTTCTGGAAATATGTAAAGTTAATGCTATAATTGATAATTGTATAACAGGCATTTTAGCAATTTCAGTAGCTTTATTTGGCTTAAATACCAAAAATGATATTATATATACACATACTAACATATTCACTTTTTGCTCGTCTTCTACATCTATATCAATTATATCTAGTATTGATTTAGCTTTTTCATAAAAGTTATTAAGGATATCCATATTATATTATAAAATCATAAATTTTTTTTGATAATTTTGTATTAGTTTATGGAAAACCATAAATTATTATTTATATTATTTTAATTTAGTGAAATCTTACACGTGCATACATGTTGCCACTTGTTCCAGAAGTATTATTAGCTGGATTTACACCAAAGTTTCTTGCCGATGGGTTTATGTTTGAGTAAAATCCTTCAGGTTCATCTTGGCCTTCTTCTACATCGTCGGATTCCTCTACGTCATCGCCTTCTTCAACATTTGGTTGAAAGCCATCTACATCTTCCATTTCGGGGTCCATGTGTTCTTTGGCTCCAGGTCCTTCGTTGGGAGAATCTTCGTCATCAGTAAATTTTTCTAATCTGTAGTTTCTAAAAGTATCTTTTGGTGAAATGTAATCTTCAGGCTCAGGTTGTCCATTTTCTTCAGGTTCAACATCTAAATTTCCTGTGAATGTATCTTTGGGTGAAATGTAATCTTCAGGTTCATCTTCTATGTTAGCAAAAGTATCTTTAGGTGAAATGTAATCTTCAGGTACATCTTGGTCAGAACCGAATGTATCTTTTGGTGTGATATCTTCGGCAAGTGGATGAGAATCTGAAAATTGTTCGTCAACATTTGTTGTAAAGTCAGAAGCAGTTACTTCACTTTCTTGTGGATTTTTTCCATCATCCTCACCGCCTTCGAATCTTTCTCTTCTATAGTTAAAATATTTTTCGGTGTTTCTTTGGTTTACTACATGTAGTGTTACTACAAATGCGACTGCGATCATTAAAGCGACTCTTATATTTCTTGATGCCATAAAGCCGATTAAAAATAAAAAGAGTAGTTTACCTACAACAGTATCAAAGAATAATACTACTGAATCAGGTAAAGCTGGGGCTGCCATGCCGGCATATAATGCAATTACAAGTGATGTGACTGTGGCGAATTTATCATCATCTAATAATGAGTTGATTCTTTCAAGGGTATCCATTTATTATATTATTATAAGACATTTTTTATTAATGTATCTTTACTATTAATAATAATTAATACTGGAAAAAAAACAAATTAATTTTCTCTTTTTTATATAAGTTAAATGCCCTACTGCACTATCGAAGAAGCCTGGACACAAAGTTTAAATCCTGAACTTCAGGAGGAGCAATCCAATGCTATTAATTATCAACCTTCGCAAAATACCGACCTTTTTGAATTAGATAAAAAACTCGAAAAGAAAGTTAATAGAGTTCCTCAAAAATCTAGAACCTATAAGACACTTGATGAACATTCAAAAAAAAATAAAAGAAATAGAGTAAATTCTAAAAGAGTTTTTATAGACGACACTAAATCCAATGATTCCAACTCTATAGAAAGTTCTAATTTTGATTTCACTAATTCAGTGAATGATATGAATCTTCAAGCCTATAAAGAATATAATGTAAAATCAAAAGATCTTGATTCTAATGTTTCAGTAATGGAAGATTTTAGAGAGAATTTACCTAATCAATCTGGTGAATCAAATGAACCAAGTCATCAGACAGAACACTTTATGAAAATTATTAATGAGCTAAGAGATGAAAATAAAAAATTGTCCCAAACTATAGAAAAACTTCAAAAAGATGACAACTCTAATAAAGACAATTTTATGGAAGCAACTATGTTTATTATCACTGGGATAATAATAATATTAATAATGGAAAATATTAATAAATTAGTAAGAAAATTTTAAATTAATCTGACTTATTGTATTCTAATAAATTTTTATTAAAATATTCTAAATTAACTTGACTGGTATTATTTACCATATTATAAATGATACTGCTATAATCCTTATAGGGATTTGTCATTATATCAGTCTCCATCGTTTTTACTTCTGGATTTCTTATTACAGAAGGAACATGTTCCCAAGAAATATACATTAAATTAGGATAAACATATAATACAACAAAACCATTTTTCTTTAATTTGTCAACACAATAATCAGCACATTTAATCTGGTCATAGGCGGGCAAACCATATACAATTTTTGGTATAACATATACACAGTGGGTTAAATTTTTTTTGCTATTAGTTTCTATTCTTTTATGACATTTTTCTAAAATTTTTCGATATGTAGTAAATCTTTTTATTTCATTCTCGTCTCTAGATTTATTTAAATTAAAAATATTTATCATTTTTATTTAATTAATACATTTTAATTTCTAATTAAAAACATCATAATTAATCAATACAATGGTTATTAAAAATTTGGTTCTAAGTGGCGCAGAACTTAGAGGAATAACATATATAGGAGTCATTAAAGCAATAGAAGAATTAAATATATATGATTATTTAGAAAATATTTTAGGTGTTTCTTCAGGTGCTATATTTGCAATGACTCTTGTTCTTGAGTTATCAAGTATACAGCTGGAAAAAATAATTATGTCTATTTCATTGGAACAACTATTTAATTTTAGCACTGATGATATTCTTAATATCGCCGAAACATTTGGTGTAGATGATGGAGAAAAAATTACAAGAATTTTTAAAGTATTATTTAGAAAAATTTTAAAAAATGAAAATGCTACCTTCAAAGACCTATATAATTTTAATAAATGTAAAAACTTAATTATTTCAGGAACAAATTTATCTAATAAGAATTGTGAATATTTTTCTTATGCTAATACTCCTGATATGCCGTTGCACATAGCACTAAGAATATCTATTAGTATTCCTCTATGTTTTAAAGCAATTAAATACAACGATCACCTATATATAGATGGAGCATTTTCAAATAACTTTCCTATAAATTATTTTACTGATGATATTAATAATACCTTAGGACTTATTATTTCTAGTGATAAAAGCCAAAGTCAAACTATAAATACGCTAAGCGAATATATGATTAGTATAACAGATTGCGTTTTAGGAATAATGCCTAATTATTTAAAGCATTTATATAAACAAAATATTATAGAAATTGTTGTTAAATACAATGTATTAGAATTTAAGTTTAATCATAATGTAAAACGCTATTTAATAGATACAGGGTGCGAACAATTCAAAAGTCAATATAAAGACCTGTTTGGTGACACAAAATCTTCTGAAACATGTAAGAGTGATATTAAATCAACAACTGAAAATTTAGATGAAATTATAGAGGATATGAATAGGGAAATTAAAGTTATTAATGAAAAAAAAATAAATCATTCTGATAATATTTCTAATGATTAAAGCATTATTATCTTTTCATATTATATATGGAAGTTATAGATAGATTATTTGATGAAGTTAATTCACTAAGCCAAAAGCCTATCATGTACGGAGTATTAGGTATGTTATTAGGATTTTATGGTCCTAAATTAAACCCTAATTTACCTACTAATATAAAAAATTTATTTGGAAACAGTCTTTTCAGATTTTTAATTATAGCAGTAATAATATGTGTATCGACAAAGGATATACAACTTGCTTTAATGATAGGTATAGGATTAATGATTGGAATAAGTTTTGCCAATTCTCAGGATGTTACTGAAAAATTTTCTGAACATTGTGGTGAACATTTTATCAATTTAAGTAATGATATTTCCGAATTCTATGCTGAAGATTTTAAAAATAAGGATGAAAAAAAGATGAAGGAAGAAGAAAAGGAAGGAGATGAAGAAAAGAAACATGAAAAAAAGAAACAAACCTTACCTAAAAAACCTGTTACACAACAAGAACAAGATACTTCGGTTCCTAAAGCTTCATCAGAAAAAGACGAAGGTTTTAATAATATAAATAAGTATGACAATCTTGATCAATTCTTTGGTTACTCTGGTTCTGCTACAGGAAGTCCTATTGAAAAAGACACTTACGTTAACTATCAAGACGAAGAGGCAGGAGATATGCCTGAAATGCCCGAATCATACGTAAATTACCAAGATGAAGAAGCTGACCCAGTTGAAATGTTTTCAAGTTGTGGCAAAAGAGAGGAATCTGATGCTCTAGAAAGATTTGTAAACTATCAAGATGAAGAATCCGATGATGTAGAAGAAGGCCAAAATGAACCTGAAGAAGCCGACGAGGTAGAAGAAGGTGAAGATGAGCCAGAAGAAGCCGACGAGGTAGAAGAAGGAGAGGATGAACCAGAAGAAGACGACGCTGTTGAAAACTTTTTAGGAAATAGACCTTCGCAATATGAATCTCAATTGAGAAGAACTATTGCTAATTACTCTATGTAAATTATTATAGGTAAACATTATTTATAATGATTTAAAATAGTCAATAAGAAAAATATATAATTGTATAAATTATAAGGATGTTATTGTTACTTTATTTATTAAGAAATACAAATTATTTTAGATATGTCATTTTTTTGGTATTAATAATAATTTTATGTAAGCTTTTAACTAACAAACATAATAATGATAATAAAGAAAAGTTTACTGGATTTAAATGTAAAAAGGAGAGACACGCATACTGTGATACAATAGAACGTGTAGGAAAATTTTGTAAAACAAATAAAAGTCAGATTTGTCGAGAATATAACTCTGCATTTAGTAAAACCAAAAAATGCTTAAATAAAATTTTACTTCAAGCAGATGGTAGTTCTTTTCACGGTCCTGCTACAAGTAATAAAAAACCTAAATTATAATTAATTAATAGATTTCATTAATAAAAATTTATTAATCTATTATATAATGGTAGAAATTGTAAAAACTCTCGCAGGACTTTTCAACCCAGATGTCCTCGTTGAAAACGTATATGTATTCAGTGTATTAAGTGTCTTTTTAGCAATGTATGGACCTCACTTACACGCAAGATTACCTCCTTCACTCATGGGAATGTTTGATAATGCTATTTTCAGAATGGCTGTATTATTTTTAATAGTATACATGTCTCATAAAGACTTTATCGGCGCTCTTACAATAACTATAATATTTATGGTTACTCTTAATGTATTACATACTCATAATGTTCTCGGTTCAATGAGAAACACTTTATCTAGCACAGTCAATGCTGTAGGAAATGTCGCTCAAGGAACAACACACGCTGTAGGAAACACCGTAACCAATGTAGGTGGACTTGTAGGTTCTACCGTTGATAATGTAGGTGGACTTGTCAATACTGCTGTAAATGATGTATCTGGACTTGTTAACACTACAGCTACAGATGTAACAGGCGCTTTAAATAGCACCGTCAATGATCTTTCAGGATGGGTATCAGATACCTCCAGAGGAACTACTGACCTTGTTGCTCAAGAAACAGCCAATGTTGGCGATGCTGTAGGAAATGCAGCAACTGTTGTTACCTCATCAGTAGGAAACGCCGCCAATCTTGTTGGTTCATCAGTCAATACCGCTGCTAGCGTAGTAGGTAACACAGTAGGAAATGTCGCCCGCGCCGCTGGGAACACTGTAGGAGGTGTAGCTAACCTTGTTGGCAACACTGTAGGAGGAGTCGCTGGTATAGTCGGAAACACTGCCGAAGATGTAACAGGTATAATGACAAACACTTTAGAAGATGTCACTGACCTTGTAGGAAACACTATTAAAGATGTTGGTAATGTAGTTACTGGCATAATTCCTAAAGCTCAAGTAAGCACCAAAGAAGGCTTTACTAACGGACCCCCCGTATCAAGATGTGGTGTATCAACCCATTACACATTAAACGGCGCTGAATCAAATCATGTATCTGGACTCAACAACAACCCATACCGCTTATTGTAAATTATTTAAATAATTCTATTTTTATTATTTTAATAATTAATATTTATAAATTTTCTTTAGCAAATTGTGCGAAACCTTCTTTGGTTCTTTCGCCTTCATATAGAGTATCCTTACCATTTTTTGAGACAATAAAAGTAGGATAGCCCTCTATATCATAGGCTTCTACAATTGCTTTATTTTTTGCATCTTCAGCATCAATCATTTCAGCATTTACATTAGAATTTTCCTTCATAAATTCTGCAAATTCTGGTTTGGCAACTTTACAATGACCACACCATTTAACGTGGAACATTCTAAAAACTGGTTTGTCGCCTTTTACACTGTTAAAATTTTCAACATTTCTTTTATAAACTAATTTTACTATTGCTGGAACTCCTATGGCAATAAGTATAATAACTAATATTTGAACACGAGTAAGAGATTTAATAGATTCGTAAACTGTATCACAAATTGATCCAATCATATATTATTAGTATACAAAATAAATTAAGAAATGAGCTCTTTAATATTCTCAGGGAGAGGAACAATACTTGTATGATAATGTTGTTCTATTCTCTGCATCTGTGAATATTCTTTATGAGTTACAAAGTTAATAGCAATTCCCTTACGTCCAAATCGTCCCGACCGACCAATTCTATGGATGTATGTTTCAATTTCTCTTGGTAAATCAAAATTAATAACAATTTCTACTTGCTGAATATCAATGCCTCTCGCAATAACATCTGTAGCAATTAAAATTCGACTTGTTCCCAATCTAAAACTTTTCATTGTTTTATCTCGCACTACTTGTGTTAAATCACTATGAATACAAGACACTGTAAAATTTTCAGATATCAGTTGATCTTTAAGCCACTCTGCTTTCCTTTTTGAATTACAAAAAATAATAGTTTGTTTCATAGAAAGATTGTCATATAAGTCAAATAGTGTTGCTGTTTTCCAACTTTCATGCTGAACTCCTAGGTAAAATTGTTTAATACCATCTAAAGTTATCTCATCTGTTTTAACAAGAATTTTATTAGGATTTTTCATAAATTTTTCAGTTATTTCCAACGCAGGTGGAGGCAATGTCGCACTAAATATACATATTTGAGCTTGTTTAGGTATAAATTGGAAAATTTCATATATTTGATCCTTAAATCCTTTAGATAACATTTCGTCTGCCTCATCCATTACAAAGCACTTGACTTCGCTCGTTTGAAGAACATACCTTTTCATCATATCAAACACTCTTCCTGGCGTTCCTATAATAAATTGAGCACCTTTATCAAGTGCTTTAAAGTTATCTTCTACTAATGTTCCTCCCATAATAAGAGCTGTTTGAACTTTGTAGTGGGCGTTAAGCCCCTCTAAGTTATAATGTATTTGCTGAGCAAGTTCTCTGTTAGGACAAAGAACAATTACTTGAGGTTTTTTAATATCTTTATTAACTTTCTGAAGTGAACCTATTAAAAATGTGGCTGTTTTACCAGTCCCTGATTGGGCTTGAGCTATTAAATCCTCTTTATCAAGCATCGGTCTTATAGCCAGTCTTTGAATAGCCGATGGGTATTCAAATCCCATCGAATAAATACCTCTTAAAATATCAGGATTAATTTCCAATTCGTCAAAACTGGAAACTTCTTGATAGATTTTTTTATCTACAATTTCATTTTTATCTACAATTTCATTCTTTTCTTTAGGTGAAAGATTACCATCATTATTATTAATATCAGTCATAATGTTACTTTAATAAGTCGAGCAGTCTTTAAGCAATAACAATATAATGAAATAAAAAGTTTATTTAACAATTAAAATTTGTCCTAATAATGTAAGATGAATAATACGCCTGTTAAAAATATATCTCTAAATGAATTAACTCTCAACAATAACAGTAAGTTAAAAGAATCGATTAATCAAAAAGACATTTTGATAAAATCATTAAAAGACACTATTGATAATCTAACAAATGTTATATGTAATAATAGCAATAAAATGATGCAAGTTAATCAAGCCATTAATAATGAGATCTATAATGAAATCGATTCTACATTTGCTGACCAATATTTTCAAAGAATTGAAAAATATCTTCAAGAAATAAATAAACTCAATATAGAAAATACAGAAATCAAAGAAAAATTTTTATACCTAAATGAAAATTCAGAATACTCTGAGAAGTCTTACAATATTTTAAATAGTGTTTATTTAGAATATATTAAAAAAAGTAAAGGTGAAAAAACCGTTTTATTTGAAAGAATTACAAATTTAAGTAAAACAATGGATTCACTAAAGGAATTAGGTGAAAATAGAATTAAAATTTTAAGAAGTTATTATCAACAAGAAATTACTAAATCTGCCGGTATTAAATGCACTAAATGTTGGAAAAATAATGTAAATGTAATTTTTTTACCATGTAATCATATGATATTATGCGACGAGTGCATAAATAATTTAAGTAATTTAGAAGGAGACTTAATTTGTCCCAAATGTAAAGAATCAGTAATATCTAAAATTAATGTAGAGTTTTAATCCATTATTTTCTGATAGTTTTGATCGTCATCTTCTTCATTTGCCGCTTTAAAATCTGCTATTTTTTTATTATTTTCACTATTTAAAAAATTATTTTTATACTTATTTAAATTTGGGTCTACTAATTTAGATGTAAATGTTTCAATAAAGTGGTCAGTTTCTTCTTCTTTAGGCTTTCTGCTATCTTTGTTACGTTTAGTTTTACTTTTACTCTTTTTAGAGGTGTTATCCTTCTTAATCTTTTTTTCGGATGACTTAGATTTCTTATTTGTTTTTTTTGATTGTCTTTTTTTACCAGATGATTTAAACTTCTCAATTATTTCAGAGCCATTAAGATTAACTAATATTTTATTTTTTGGTTTTGGAAGATGTATAACGGCATCTTTTAATCTGTAATCTACAATAGTTGATACAGTCATACCAAGAAAATAGCCCATTACAACAGTAATCAATAAAATAAATAAACACTCTTTCCAATTATTAAATGAAAGCATAGATATATTATATTGTAACATATATATTTCTTAAAAAAATCTGTGAATAATATAAATATGGTTAATGTCTGTGTAAAAGGTAAAATGCAGTCACCGATTGATATTAATACAAAAAAAGCTATTAAATGTGGAGCATTATGTGATTTAATGATATACTATAGAAGTTCATATTGTAATATGGTTAATACAGGTAAAAATCTTGTTCTAGACTATGATAATGGTTCTTACATTGTATATAACACTCAGGTATTCGAATTAAGTAAAATTTCATTTTCTATCCCAGCACTTCATACAATAGATCGTTTTACATATCCCATTGAAGTTCACTTATATCATAGAAATCCAGATACATCAGAAGTTCTTGTGTTGGCAGTTTTTTTAGATGTTAATGATGCTACATCGAAATCATCTATGTTTCTTGAATTTTTTGGAAATCAAATACCTTCCAATATAGGTCAACAAAAGAAAATTAATGCCCCTGATACATGGAGAATATATGATTTATTACCAGAACAAAAATCGTTCTTTTCATATAAGGGTTCTTTAACAAGAAGTCCTTGTACAGAGAATATTACGTGGATTGTAATGGAAAATCCAAGTAACTGTACAAATGGTTTTTATGAAACATTAAGGAAATTTATCGGAAGAGATAAAAGATCCATAAAGCGTCTTAATGGAAGAAAAATTTTTTACAACGTAAATACAAATGCTAAAAATAATAGAAATTATGGTGATAAATTTAGATGCTATACAGATAAAGAATTTCGTAATGCATGTTCTAAGTTAACAAGTGATAAGGAAATATTAACCGCCCATCATGAACATTTGCTTAAAATTGCTCAAACTGTAACTTTAGTAATACTTTTAATACTGTTTATATTATGGCTCGTGCAACAAGATTTTTTCTCTAAAACAGCAGAAAAAATCAAGGAATTTTTAGGAACTAAAATATTCTTAAAAAAAGTTGCCAATACTGTTAAAAATTAATAAATTATAAATACTATTTTTAATTTATTATATCTAAGAAATATACATTTATTTAAACACTATATTAAATTTTGAATTAAAACACCTGCGAATTGTATTACCAAAATAAGTAATAATACAAAAATAAAATAATTAACGAAAATTTTAGTTTTAGGAATCAATTTTATAATATCCTCGTCGGGAAGCATATTCAATATAAGTATTTTATTTTTAAATATTTATTTCAATTGTTGTTGTATATATTGAGTTAATTTTACTACTTCAAGTTTTAATTGTTCATTTTCATCATTTAGATCTCTGTTTTGTTCTTGTAATTGTTCAATTGTATCATGTAAGTCCTTTGTTTCATTAAATAACCTTTCTTCTTTTGAAAGAAGTTTCCAAAATATAGTTTCAAACATAGGTTCATCCGAAACAGTAGATGTTTCACTGACATCTCCGTCATTGTAGTGGTATCTTTGAACAGACCATTTAAATTGGCCATTTGCTAATTGAATATATTTAGGATGTATTGCTTCAAGAGTTCCTCCTAATCTAAAAACTTGTTTTCTTGGAGCATCTTTACTTAATGTAACATACCTAACATGAGTCTTAAGAGGAATATCTTCTACGCTATCAACTCTTTCATAATTAAGCAATTTCTCAAGCATATCTTTTTTGTTTTGAATACTATCTTGGTATGTTCCTGTTTCAGGCCTTACATAATTAGTTTTAGATAATGGAACAAAATTATTATTATTCATTTGGTTTATATATATATATTGTTTTCATTTTAAATAATTATACATGTTTCAACTCATATATGTTTTATTTTACAAAACACTTTTATTATTTAATATCTAAGTAATGTTGCTAAAATTAATATGTACTTATAGTATAAAATGGGTCTAGGTTATCTAACATTAGCAACTAAAAGTGAACAAGATAAATACCTAACTGGTAATCCCCAGTTTACTTTTTTTAAGGGTGTTTATAAAAAACATACTAACTTTGCTACCGATTATCAATATGTAAATTTAATCGGTGACACAAATAATTCTTTAGGAAAAAAATTATATTTAGAAGTTCCTAAAAATGGAGATTTACTCCACAGAGCTTATCTTGCTATTAACGTCACAGGTTCGGATAAACTTAAAAATGTTGTTCCTATCGCATATTCATTAATAGAATATATTGATTTATTTATTGGCGGACAAAGAGTTGATAGGCATTATGGTTCATGGTTGAGAATATGGCATGAATTAAATGCTACATCTGAAAAACAATTAGCTTTATCAGAAATGATAAGCATACATCATAATGAAAATAGTAAACTATTACATATTCCACTTAGATTTTGGTTTAATAATAATATTGGTTCGGCATTACCACTAATAGCTCTTCAATACAATGATGTAAAATTAGATATAAAATTTTCTGATAAAGCGGTTGCTAACACATATTCTGAATATAAGAGCGGTGGGACAACAGTTACAGTAAACGATACAACTTTCAATATATCCCAAGTTCAGTTACTTTGTGAATATATTCATTTAGACAAGGAAGAACGTCGTTTATTTATGTCAAACAGTCATGAATATCTTGTAACACAAGTCCAAACCAGTCTTAATAATCCCGTGAATTTATATAGTAATTCAACTGATGAAAGTTTTGAAAAAATGGTTCACAAAACCGATTTAAGATTTAACCATCCAGTAAAAGAACTAGTATGGTCTTTTCAAGACACAAATAGTCTTGTTATAAAAAAAGACGACTATCTTAAAGATTATCAAGCAAAAGGCATTTTTGAATATAACTATTGGAATAGTTTTAATTCTGGAAAAGATCAATTAATAGGTGCTAATCTTGTTCTAAATGGTAAAGATATGAGCGAGGAATTACCAGCTTCATTCTATCGTAACGTTCAGCATTATCAATACCACTCTGGTGTAAGAATGAAATCTATTAAGAATAATAATGATTCTATAGAAAGACCCAATGACAATGATATTGATTACACTGGTGGAACAGGTATTTACTCTTATTCATTTGGATTATCTCCTGAAGAGTATCAACCATCCGGAACACTTAATTTTTCTAATTTAGAAATGGCACAATTAAAATATAGATTACATCGCAGAGCTTATTCTAAAATTTTAGTTAATATAGCATCTGGGGGAGCTAATAATGATTTTGGTGGATATGATAATGTCAATAAACAGTTTACAGGAACTGATTCAATTGATAATATATCTCCTACAGAGGGAGATATAGTTCTTATAAAAAATCAAACTAATGCTTCTGAAAATGGTATATATCAATATACCGCACCCGTTGGTGCCAATCCTTCTATTCTAAAAAGACACCCTGATTATGATACATCTGAAGACTATTTAAAAGTTAATCCTTTTGTTGTAGATATAAAGTCTAATAACATATCACAATCTGTTAATGGAGGAAAACAATTTATGGTTAATATTAAAGAAAATGGGGTATTAGATACGGACAGTATTATGGTCAATGAACTTAATGATTCATTCTTCAGATTAGGCAGTAAAAAACTTACAATATATGCTGTAAATTACAATATATTTAGAATAATGAGTGGAATGGGTTCATTGTTATTTAGTGCATAAAGATTAAGATTAAGATTTTATTATAATTAAAAAATATCTATTTATAATAAAATGTCGAACTCGAGAATTATTTTACAAGCAGTAGGTGACCAAGATAAATATTTAACTATTGGAGCTAAATCTACATTATTTAAAACTAAACATAAAAGACATACTCTATTTGGAAAAGATTGGAACATAATTAACTCTAATTATAAAAACAGTGCTAATTTCGCACCACCTGGTTCAAAACATTATTTCAGAATTGAAAATAACGGAGACCTTATAAACGATATATATCTAAGAATTAAAGTAAAATGTAATTCAGGATGGAAAAATGAAAGTTTTGGAATAAAAGAAACTTTATTTGGTATATTAGATAGTATAGATTTTATGTGTAATGATAAAATTATAAGTAAAATGGTTTCAGATTATATATTTTCATATTTTGAATTAAATTACACTGAAAGTGAGAAACAAAATCTTGTGGATATGTTTTCATATGATAGAATTACTGAAAGTTCATCTGGTTCTTTAGAAGAAGCATATTTGACTATACCGATTCCTTTATGGTTCCATAAAAATGCTGGTTCTTCTTTCCCGTTATGGGCTATTCATAATCCAAATATAGGTATCAATGTATCAATCAAAAATTATAATAATACTAACAGAGAAATAGCAGATATAGAAATATTAACAAGTTTTTCTCAATTAACACAAGAAGAAAAAGAACAATTTGGAAATAAACCATTAGAATATTTAATAGAGACTCCCGAGCATCTTGATAAATTTAATATTGGGGGTGGGCAAACTAAAAAAAAATTATCAGTAGCTAAAACACATTTTGTTAAGTATTTTATGTGGAATATTAAAGATATTAGCACAAATGATTCCGATCATAACTATTTAAACCATTTAAATAATGCTACTTTAACTTTTAACGGCAACCCATTAATATCTAACGCACCAGGAAGTTTTTATAATGAAGTTAACAGATATATGAAATTTAATTCTTCCGCATCACTCATTTTAGACTCTAATAATAAAATTGATGAGACTAAAATAAATCCAGTTTATAATTACTCTTTTTCAATTAATCCATTAGAAAAAAAATTATCAGGATTTATGACTACTGAAAAATTCAATGATGTCGCATTTGAATTTGATATTAAAGAAAGTGTTATTAGCAATAGACAGGTCAACTTATACCTGGTTAAATATAATATTATTAGGATAAATGATGGTAATTTCAATATATTATATAACTAAATATAACTCCTATAACTTTTTAATTTATTATTAATTAATTAAAGAATTAATTCGTTTTGTTGAAAATAAAATATTTACATATAATATATAATAAATGGGAGGTGGATTAATGCAACTCGTAGCCTATGGCGCACAAGACATATATCTTACTGGTAATCCTCAGATTACCTTCTTCAAAGTAGTATACCGCAGACATACTAACTTTGCTGTAGAATCAATTGAACAAACTTACAACGGCTCTGCCGCTTCAGGATCAAAAATCTCAGTCACCGTATCAAGAAATGGTGATTTACTTTCAGCCGTATGGCTCTCCAACAAACGCGGTGCTGACGTCGATGCCGCAGGTGCCTGGGCAACTGTTGACAACGTCGAAGTCGAAATCGGTGGCCAAGTCATCGACAAACAATACGGTCACTGGATGCAAGTCTGGACTGACCTTTCCCTCGGCGGTGATAAATCATCACTCTTAACCGACTGCCTTGCCGCTGATACTTCAAACACCCCACACGTTGGCGGCGAAGATGTAAGCTACATGCCACTTCAATTCTGGTTCTGCAGAAACCCTGGCCTCGCTTTACCACTCATCGCTCTCCAATACCACGAAGTCAAACTTAACGTAACCTTCGCTACTCTTAACGCCGCCGACTCAGTCTCTGTATGGTGCGATTACGTATTCCTTGACACCGATGAGCGCAGACGCTTTGCCCAAGTATCTCACGAATACCTCATCGAACAAGTCCAATTCTCCAACGAACTTTCAGTCAGTGGCACCAGCACTCAACACGAACTCCGTTTCAACCACCCTGTAAAAGAACTTGTATGGACTGTTAACAACGGAACCACTGACATCACCGTCAACGATGCTCTCCTTCAACTTAACGGCCACGATCGCTTCAAACGCAGAGAAGGTAAATACTTCACTAAAGTCCAAAGATACCAATACCACAGCGGCGCTGATGACCAAGCTGATGGTGCCAACAAAAGTGTCCCCCACGTATACTCCTTCGCCCTCAAACCCGAAGAACACCAACCAAGTGGCACTTGCAATTTCTCCAGAATTGATAACGCCGTTCTTAACATGGCCCACGCTAACACAGCAGCAGGCAAACTCCGTGTATACGCCGTTAACTACAATGTTCTCCGTATCATGAGTGGTATGGGTGGTCTCGCATACTCTAATTAAATCTTTATTTTTTATTTTTATTAAAAATAGCTTTATTTTTAAAAAAAAAATATACGGTATATATATAATATAATATGGGAGGCGGTTTAATGCAACTCGTAGCCTATGGCGCACAAGACATATACCTTACAGGTAATCCACAAATCACATTCTTCAAAGTAGTATACCGTAGACATACTAACTTCGCAGTAGAATCTATCGAACAAACTTTCAACGGTTCCGCCGCTGCCGGTTCTAAAATCTCAGTCACTGTATCTAGAAATGGTGATTTACTTTCAAGTGTATTCCTTGTAACTAAAGGAAGTGCCGATATCAACTCCGCAGTAGGCGAACACTGGGCATTAATTGATAACGTAGAAGTAGAAATTGGTGGTCAAGTCATCGACAAACAATATGGTCACTGGATGCAAGTCTGGACTGACCTTTCACACGGTGGTGACAAACTTAAACTCTTAGACGATAGTGCTAATGGTGTATTTGCTACTGGTGAATTATCATTTGTCCCACTTCAATTCTGGTTCTGCAGAAACCCAGGCCTTGCTTTACCACTTATCGCACTTCAATACCACGAAGTCAAACTTAACGTAACATTCTCATCTGGTGCCGATCAACTTGGTGCCGGCAGTAATGTTTCTGTCTGGTGCGATTATATATTCCTTGATACTGATGAACGTAGACGCTTTGCTCAAGTATCACACGAATACCTCATTGAACAAGTTCAATTTTCCAACGCTCTTTCCGTAAGTGGCACAAGCACTCAACACGAACTCCGCTTCAACCACCCTGTAAAAGAACTTGTATGGACTGTTCATGACAACTCTGCCGCCGTTGATCACGATGGCGATGCTAATTCTGCCGCTAAAGCATCTGATTCTGATATCACAGTCAACACTGCTCTTTTACAACTTAACGGACACGACCGCTTCAAACGTAGAGAAGGTAAATACTTCACCAAAGTCCAAAGATACCAATACCACGAAGGTGCCAGTGATACCGAACGTAGAGCAGCAGTTGCTGCTGCCGGTGGAACTGCTGCCCGCCCTGACGCCAGTGTTCCCCACGTATACTCCTTCGCACTCAAACCTGAAGAACACCAACCAAGTGGCACCTGTAACTTCTCAAGAATTGATAACGCCGTTCTCAATCTTGAACACGGAAGCGCTACCGGACACCTTCGCGTATACGCAGTTAACTACAATGTTCTCCGTATCATGAGTGGTATGGGTGGTCTTGCATACTCTAACTAAATTCAATATTTTATTTTATTAAGAATTATTTTAATAGTATAAATTCATTTTAAATTGTCATGTTATATATATAAATGGGCGGCGGATTATTACAATTAGTTGCCTATGGTGCACAAGATATATATTTGACAGGTAATCCACAGATAACCTTTTTTAAAGCAGTTTTCAGAAGACATACAAACTTTGCCATAGAATCTATAGCACAAAGTATTAATGGAACTATAGGTCCTTACAATAAAGTTAGTTTTAATTTAAGTAGGCAAGGTGACCTTGTATCTGATATAATATTAAAAATGACAGGTGGGACCAATGACGCTTTCTCTTCTATAGAATATGTAGAATGTGAAATCGGTGGACAAGTTATTGATAAACAATATATTGATTGGATTAATATATGGTGTGATTTATCACAAAATAGTGATAAAACAAAATTACTAAATGAATTAAGACGGGGTCTCGAAATTGTAACTGTTCCTTTAGTAATAGACCAAAATCAACCTACTCCTGCTGAAATGAATAGTTTACAGCTTAATGAGATAATTACATATCCTGGAGGAGCACAATCTCAATTTACTGATAATTCACATCCTATAGAAATAGTTAGACACTCATCTGGTCAGATGTATTTTACGAAAAAGAATTCAGGAAGTCAACAAAAATTAGTAAAAATTGCTGTCGATGGATCTGTAAGTGAAATAAGTTCATCAACAACCTTATCAACAAGTGATAAACTTGCTATAAGGGGAAATCGTATTTACAATATTCAAAAAGGCAGCTATTTTGTTACAAAAATAACACTTACGAGTGTAGGAGAATTTGATTTTATATCAACAAGAATGACAACAGATTGGAATATGGGTCAGGCACAATTTTCAGAAATACAAAATATTTATCCATCTTTAACTAATGGTGTAGATACAATTGGCTTTAAACTTGGTTTTGTAAATGATATTAAAGCCAATGATGATATTATTCTAATCGCAAGAAATGCTCCAGAACCATTAAGAAGATTTTATGATAATCATGACGGTCATTATCAACATCCGATTAACAACCTAACTTCTCCCTCTGATATTCAAACTGTTTTTGATAATACTCCACTTAATTCAAATTGGAATTATCATATTACAGATGGTGATTCTTCAGTTGCTAATGTAAATGGCGGCTATTCTACTTCGCAGTTTCTAACTAAGAGCAATGATGGGAATTTTGCTTATTGGGCTCCTATGTCTTCAGGACTAATTAGACGAATGGACTTAAGAGATGGATACAATTATAATGTTGAAACAATTGTAGGAAATATTCAATCTGGTAATGGAATTCCTTTAGATGGCCCTTTGGGAACAAGTGTGTTACGATATATTACAGGATTAACTGTATCTCCTGATAATAATACACTCTACTTTGTTGATGCCGGAGGTGTTGGTAACTCGAATGGCCAGCCACCTAATAGTCATGCATTACGGAAAATAGATCTTTCTAATTCTCAATTTAATGTTACTACAATAAACATTAGTATAGCAACTGATATGGCACCAAATTCCCCCGCTTTCACAAGTATAGCTCATCACCCAACTGAACAATATATATTAATGTTAAAAAAAAATCACACAATTATAAAATATGATTTAATAAATAATACACAGTCACTTTGGTTTGGAGACGGAACAAATGCTCATAGCACAACAAGTATCATGACTGCTAACAACAGTGGTCATATAACTTTTAACTCTTCTGGTTCAAATGTTTATGTGGCTAATTCAAATGAAACTAACCAGGGAGTTTATAGATTTTTTGAAACCGCAAAAATTAATGCCGACCCTTCTGATAATGACGGTGTATTAAGTGGCTCTATTACTGGTGGAGTAGGAACAAGTAATTGGCAAGTAAATAAGATTATGCTTGATGAACCTAATAATGTTTTATATTCTTATGAAACTGGCGGCAATTGGAACGTAAATGCCTTATATCCAGGTCAAGGGTATCAAAGTCAAGACGCGCGAATTAGAATACATCCTATACAAAATCATGGAAATCAAAATGGTTCAGCAGACGTTTATTATTCGGTTAGATTTGATGGTTTAGGATCGGTAAGATATACCGATATCTATTATAAAAATGATTGTTTTTATGCGTTTGGTGATATTCAATATACCTCGTCGGTGGGTCGCAGGGGATTATTTAAAATTCCTAAAACAATAATCAATTATTTAACCCCTCCTTATTATCTTAAACAACATACATCTGCTTTAAAAGATGCGAATGGTAATCTTCAAACAGTAAGAACTATGGCACTTGATAGTTCGGATAATATTTATATATGTTTTGAAGGAGTCGCTGGACTATACAAAGTAGCTGCTGGAGCTGATAGGGAAGATACTCCTACTGAATTAATTAGTGGCACAGAAACTAAAATTCTACAGGGTAATGGTATAACAGTTCATCCAGATGGGTCAATATATATTACATGTTTAACAAGCAGAAAAATATATAAATATACAGATGGAGAAACTACCCATGTAGCAGGAGATGGGACTGATGCTACAACAAATAATTCTGACCCACTTCAAGCAAGTTTTTCGGAACCTGCTGGATTAGGTATATCTACCTACAATGATTTAATGATATGTGATCAGAACGGAGGGTTACGAGTAATGGGAGGATATAAACCTTTTACAACATATGTAACATCTACAAAAAATATACCTTCATATATGCCATTACAGTTTTGGTTTTGTCAAAACCCCGGACTTGCTCTCCCTCTAATCGCTTTACAATACCATGAAGTTAAAATTATAGTTCAGTTTGCTGATACTCTAAATGGAGTTACTGATGTAGAAGCTTGGGCTGATTATATATTCCTTGACACTGACGAACGTCGTAGATTCGCCCAGATATCTCATGAATACTTAATAGAACAGGTTCAATTTTCTAATAAAATACAAATTGACTCATCGACTGTTACTAATAATCAACGTTCGGAGATTTCATCCATAACAGAACTTCGTTTTAATCATCCAGTAAAAGAATTATACTGGACTGTAAATCAAGAAAATAATGATGCTACTGGAAGAACACAAGCATGTTCAAAAACTAATCAAGGAGGAACCCAATCAATCGCAGTAGATTCATCATTATTACAAATGAATGGTTCTGACCGATTCATGGAAAGAGATGGTAAATATTTCACTAAGGTGCAAAGATATCAAAATCATAGTAGTGCTGGTATTAATACTACCCGTTTAGGTGTAGGCAGTAATGATGTATCTTCCGATACTGTAACTTCTAAATGGTATCCTACTGTAGCTAATATTCATTCATATTCTTTTGCTCTTAATCCCGAAGAACATCAACCAAGTAGCACATGTAATTTTTCCAGAATTGATAACGCAATCCTTCAAAATAAATTTAAAACCCCTAATGTCAATGGAACCTACAATTATTTTGTTAGTGTTTATGCTGTTAACTACAATGTTCTCCGTATCATGAGTGGTATGGGTGGTCTTGCATACTCTAACTAAATTAATATCTTTTCATGTAATTACATTTTTTTTGTAATTATATTATATAATGTTTTCACAAATAGTTAATCCTAAAACTAATAAAAAAGTAAATGTTAATAGTAAAACGGGTAAGGAAATTTTAAACAATTACATTAATAATCAATCAGGTGGAAAAGTAACTTGGAATAATCGTAGTCGTAGTTTTATTGCTGGAGGACAAGGTGGAACAAGACAACGTTCTAGTGCTGAAATAAGAGTTTTAAATAAATTAAAGGTAGAATATAACGGAAGGAATCGTGAGGTTCAAAACTACGCAGCATTTTGGAGAAATCCTAATATAAGATATCGTCAGTTTGGTTATTGGAATAGAAATCGTTTTGTATCATTGAGTCTTAATGAATTTATAAGAGATATGCGCGGTGAACCAAGTAATGGAGAAATTAGTGACTTTATTCGTATTATAGAATTACGATTTTTAGATTCAAGGCAACACGCAATTGATGACGGTGAAACCAGAGTGTTTCATAATCATAATGATATTATAATAGGAATGTTAGAAGCTTTTTGGACTTTAACTGAAGCAACCTTAACTGAAGCAAGACCAGATACACGACAACGCCTCAATCGCATAAATTTTTTAGAAATAAATAGAGACACAGCTTCGCAAAGTTGGGGGCGTATATCACGTGGGTTAATCACTTCTGTTATGAATTATCAACTACCTAACCCCCGAGAATTTGAAGCTCACGATGCGTATGAAGGGTATACAGAAGCTGAACTTCAAGAAGCTTTCGAACAAGAAGAACAACGTGAGGTAGATGAACTTACAGGTGCTTTTGGAGAAATGAGAATGTGAATACCAGTTTTTTAAGAATATTAATTATATAGGAAATTTAATTAATAATTATATAATCTAAATATATTATATACTTATGGGTGGTGGATTATTACAATTAGTAGCCTATGGTGCACAAGATGTATCTTTAACAGGTAACCCGCAAATAACTTTTTTTCAAGCTGTATTCAGAAGATATACTAATTTTGCTCTGCAAACAATAGAACAAACACTAGATGGAAACTTTAATCCAGATTCGAGAATAAGTTTTAAAATATCAAGAGACGGTGATCTATTGAGTGACTTAGTTTTAAAAACGGAAGGGTCTACATCAGATTCATTTTCATTTTTTGACTATATAGATTGCGAAATAGGTGGACAACTTATAGACCGTCAATATAATCGTTGGATGAATGTTTGGTGTGATTTAACTCATAACATAGATAAAACAAAATTATTAAATGATTTAAGAGTTGGCTTCAAATCTGTATCAACTGTAAATATTATAGATCAAAATCAGCCTGCTCCATCAGAGTTAAATAATATAAATGTCGATCAAGTTATAAATTATCCAGGAACAGAAAGTGGTGGTTCTACAGATATTGTTCTGCATAGTTCTGGTAAATTATATTTTGCCAGAGCAACTCCAGCGAATTATAGAATATCGGCAATTAATAGTCAAAATAATTATACCGTCGACAATAACTTTTCAAATAATATAACCAGTGGTTCTATATCTGATCCAAGAAAATTAAAAATACAAGGTAATAGCGTCTTTGTATTGGACAGAAATTATGGATATGGTGATATAGCACGAATTAATGTCGACCAAAATGGTGATTATGTTTCTCAGGAAAATAGTTGGATGGGTGGCGGTTCAGGAGTAACTTCAGCAAATGCTGGTATTTTGAAAGATAACGTTCCTTCTATAACAGGAGGAGTAGATACAGTTGGCTATACAACTTACGGAATTAATGATATGTGCTTTAATCAAAATATGATGCTATTTTCACTCAATTATTTTAAAAGGATTGTAAGAAGATACGATAATAGTGACCAACATTTTTCAGAACAAATATTAACTCTTTTACCTACACCGACTACTAACATATTTCACTCTTTTGCTAATGGAAGTAGTGATGGTCCTTTGGCCAGTTCATCATTAACTACTCCATGGACTATTAATGCTTTTGAGGGACCTAATATTGCTGATCCGTTTATAATTATAACTGATAGAAATCATACGGTTAGAAAAATAGATTTAAATACTAGTCAAGTTAGCACAATTGCGGGTATACCCAATAGTTCGGGGAATGTAGATGGAGCACCAGGAACAAGCAAGATCCATAGCCCAATGGGTGGAGTAATAAGTCCAGATGGTTCTTATGTTTTAATTACAACAGAGGGGTCTCCAACAACTAATGGTGGAAGAATAAAAAAAATCGATTTATCAACAAATGTTATTACTACATTATCAACATGTGCAAATCCTGTAGGAATAGCAATACATCCTACTCTAAACTACGCATATATAGTTACTTATCCAGGGCAACTATTAAGATTAGATTTATCAGATAATACAATTGATGTTTTAGTTAATAATGTTGGTGCTAATGGATATCCAATATCTATGAGTCCTGATGGAACATTTTTACTTCTTGTTCATCTTAATGCCTCAAACGCATTAAAGCGAGCGAATCTTGATTCCAATGG